TGGAAGAACTCTGCGGTCTCAGCACCGGGGATTAGAAGCAGAGCGTCGTTTGCCACTGCGCTGTCCCTTGAGTAGTAAACAGTTAGGTTGGCTATTCGGCTCATGTGGTCTGATAGAGACTCAACAACGTTTCCGAAGAGTTGAGTGTTCATCATAGCACTTCTCTTCTCAGCAGGGAGGATTAGAGCCATTGGCTCGTCACCGGAAACCCTTGCATGCTTGAAGATAAGGTCCATTGCGGACAGAAGGTCGCCTTCCTCATCTGCACCGGCTGACCCGAAGGTTGCGGCTGCGGCCACCGAAAGACCTGCACCTGCGCTTAGAGCGGCTAGGATAGTAGCGTCAATCTTGTCAGCCCTTGCTCGGACGATACCGAGTTGCTGCCTGTCGATGTTCTCAAAGGACTCGCCTCGTAGCCTTACTGAGTCTAGGAAGGTGCATCGCCCCTGTCCCTTCTCCAACTTGGTCGTGTAGTTAGCCGTTCCAATCTTGCTTGGCTCGGTGATTGCGTTGTCGTCCAGAGGGAAGTCGAAAGAACCAGTGACACCAGTGTACCACTTGAACTCTAGCCAAGGTACGGAGCGTACTCCGACAACCTTAGTTCCTACTGCGATAGTAGTAGACTGTAGTTGGATGAAGTCTCTTAGAGTCTGCTCCAATACTGCGTCGCCCGTTGAAAAAGGCCCCGTTGCTGCTTCCACGTTTAGTATTTGTTCCAATGTATCATTTGCCATTCTTAATCACCGTCCTATGCGTTTGCTCCTGCTTCCGCGAAAGCAGTGTTCACCAGAATCATCTGCCCCTCGGTTGCTCCCGAATCTCCTGCGCCGTTGACTACTAGAGCGGCAGTTGCGCTGCTCATTACTCTTCCGACGTAGATACCGAGTTTCTTTTCTGAACTGTCCTGCGAATCAAGCGCAAGACCATTATCTCCCGAATACACTATCATACCGGGCTTGTAAGTCTGATTAGCGGCAGACTGCACCATTAGGACTCCGCCTAGTGGGTAGTACGAGACTGTCGCTCCTGATGTCTCAAGAACGTGGTCTGCGTCCCTGCTGCTCTCACCTGCTGAAATTCCTAGTGGGAATTTTCCATCAGCACCGAGAAGTAGGGCGTTGTCTGACTGGTCTGCGTAAAGAACCTTTCCGGGTCCCTTTACGACGCTGCTTGCTTTCATTACCCCGTGAACCGGGTCCATTCCTTGTCCATATACCATTTTAAATCATCTCCTTTATTTCTTCGTAGGTCTTGGCTCTCATGTTGCCTTCATCCCCTGCGAGTGTTCCGTTCCATGCGCTTGCCCAAGCGTTGTATGCGCGAGCGTAGATGTCCTCATCGGACTCTACGAGTTTGCCGTTTAGGAAGTTAGCCACAACGGGCCTCTCTTCCTCAGATGCGACAACGGGTGCCTCCATCTCGGCAGGGCTTTCATCAACAGGCTTCATCTCGACTTCTGCCGGCTCTGGGTGGGAAGCCTCCCACGAAGCAATCAGATTCTCAAGAGTCTCTGGTTGTAGGTCTTCGTGACCGGACATTCCTATCTCAGTTGCTCTCTCAACAAGAGCCATGCGAGCCTCTTCAGCGCGGGCCTCTTCTGCTGCCTCAAACTCCGCAACGCGGGAAGAAGCAAGCACTAGGTCTGCCTTGAGGGACTCAATCTGAGCCTCGTAGTCGATTTCTGGGGTAATATTTTCGTCTGACATATCATTCACCAAATCCTTACTAATCTCCGCAGAGTCAGAGTGTGATATAAAGGTTGCCTCTACTTCCTGCTTCTTTTCAATTTTCTCAATTGATTCTATATTGGCACGTTGATACGCAGGGCGATACACCAGAGCCAAATGGTCAAAAGTAAAGTCCTCACCGAAGGTTATACCATCTTCCGTAGCGGCAACAGGGATGCCCGACCCGCCGATGCTAACACCGTAATCTTCTCTCAGATACATGCCGGACTCCATAGTTTCAAACATTTCGGGCGTTGTTATGTGTGCAACATACCTTACTTCATATCCGCCGGCTACTGTAGAATACAACTGTGCCGACTTTATCACACCGACCGTGGACTCATCTAGCCCCTCGGTGTTCCTTGAGAATCCTGCCTCCTTGGTGTTTGGCTTTGGGTGGTTGAGTGTCACATCTGCGCCAATCATCTGTTGCACTACGGCCTTGGCTCCTTCCAGTGTCAATTCCCACTTGTTCTTGTTCATACCTTCGTGGAATGCGATACCTCGTATTTCTATCACGGTTTCTCCGGTGCTTGCTTCTACTATGGCTTCTATCTCATCCATGTCTAGTTCTATGCTCGCGTACACGCGCTTGCACTCTCCGTCAATCATCTTCTCACCGGGCTTGCACTCGTTTGCGTACTTCTTGTGCTTTCCGTACTTCTTCATAATCTTGGCTTTTGCCTCTTCGTCATCGTAGGTTCCTTCGGCGGGGAACTCATGTCCCTTGTGCTGTCTCATGCAAACCGCCGCTCTTTGTCTTGGGTTTCCGAATTCATCGACCATCTTTGAGTCGGACATACACCTGTCCATAAACTCTTCGTGGCTTTCTGTGTTATTTGGTTTAGGTAGTGCCGCTTCAACTTCCATTTCTTTTTCCTCCTTTTCTGCTTTCATGCAAGAACCGTGCTTTGCACAGGCCGCCTTCTTTGGACAGTCATCACAATAGTCCATAGAAGCCTTCTTGCTCTTTCTTGGGTGACTGCTTGGTAGCAAGTCATTATCTTGAACGTACTTGGGGTTTGAAGGCTTGCCGCTCTTGACAAGTCTTAGGAAGGCGTTTACTCTCGCCATAGACCATGCGGCCCTTGAGACTCCGGGTCTGTGAGATGTCGAGTAGGCTCCTGCGCCACGCCTGTAAACTGCCTTTAGCATACCAAGCGTAACCTTCCTGTCACTCTTGGCATTGTGTTCTTTTACCTTAGTCTTAAGTGAGTTAGTAACACCTTCTGAGAATGTGACCTTACCACCGGGCTTGGCCGAACCGGGCTTGTTCTTAGGAGAACCTTTTATCCTGTCTTTTTTAGGTGCAGGTGTACTTCTTTCATCTGCTTCTACTCCCATCTCATCTTCTGCTATTACATCATTACATCCGCATTCTTCTGCTTCCACCTTAGTACCACCTCTCCATTGTCTGCAAGACCAGTATCGTGCCTTGTATTTAGGCCCCGGATTGTCACAGTTATGACGACTTCGGAAGTTCTTTCTCCTTTGGGGGTCGTCCCTCTTTATCTCCATGTTGGGGTCGCCAAACCTTACTAAAACCACGTTGCCACTTTCATTCTTAGTGTACACGCCAAACTTCTTCTTTGCACCGGGTGTGCGGAAGGGTTTATTGAGTGTAACCTTCCTGCCTTGGTATTCCGCTGCCATGACATCTGTTTCTTCCCAATCCTCATAGGCTACTGCCTCGCCACCGCAACCGCATCCGCACGACATGGTAGCCCGACGACTTGTTTGATTTATC